AAGTGGGAAAAAGTGGGTAGATTGACCAGCATCACGCACTCACAACCTTGCAACATTAACGTGTTGCTTGGCTGCTGGCGCATCGTTTGGTCAATGATAGAGTTGTCTTAAAGTGACTCAGCCCGAAGGCCAAGCCACCACGATTAACTGCCTTCGTAGAAAGCAAGCACAATACCATCCTTAGTCGTTTTGACGTTACCGTCTTTATCTGACTGGGACACAAGCTTACCAGCTGGTAGCTCGAATACAGCACCGACCTCAAGGTCTTCAATTGGTGCTTTGTTTACGTAGCAAAATGCACTCTCCGTAGAGAAGTTGTTTTCGCTTGGGATTGAGACACAAGCGTTCTCGCTTGTGAATTTGACAAGGCGAGCTGAAACTGCTTTGTCGAGAACTCTTAGCACATTTTTCATGATGCAGGATTAAAGTTACATGGCATGATTGCCGTTGTTAAGTGTAGTCACTGATAGAGTTGAGCTAAAAACGCTTACGCGTTTGCCAGTTCATCTAAGAACTTAGCCTCGAAGGACTGATAGGTTTTAGCTTCAGGCTGCTCATCAACCTTCTTATCAGCCAGCTTAGTCAACCAGTGATTCAACATACGCTCCTCTGCTTGCAATGCATCAATCTTAGCACGAGTCTCTTTCAATGCAATAACAGCACTGTCAATCAAGTTGTGACGAGTGGCTGTGATTTGGTTGTACGAATCACGAATGGCGTCAGAGGTCATAGCCTCAATGTTCTTTGCAAATCCCATGATATTAGTTTAAGGATTAGATGGCATGATTGCCGATGTATATCTAAGTCAATGACAGAGTTTAAAGCGGAGCATAGTAGCTCTGCTGACTATTGTCATCACTTGCTTGCTTGCAGTGCAACGATAGCGATGAGTGCAGTGGTGATAGCGATGCACATCCATACGAATGTTACGTCAGTCATCTGGGCAGTCATTGGTTCCATGGCGGTTTGATTTAGTAAGTACGGGGGTACTTTGGTTTCTCGATGCATGGTAGGGTCACTGACTGAGTAGGTTCACGCACTCATAAATTTTTTACTATATTTGCCGAATGGCAAAGCAAAACACATTCCAACAGTTCGTTCAGAAAAAAGTATCAAGACCCGGAATCCATGGGAAAACAAAATCATCTAAGCGTAAGTCTTCTAAGCTTTACAAGAAGGCATATCGCGGTCAAGGCCGCTAGTCTATCAATACTCCTATTAGCATCTATAACCGCTCTAGCACAGAGTTGGGTTAGCGTAGAGCTACAAGCAGATCAATACTCGACAGAAACGAGTTGGTCTATTGTACAGGGGGATAGCACATTTGCATCAGGGGGTCCTTATACAGAACCCTTTCAGTATGTACAACAACTGGTAGAACTACCACCCGGGGAATACAACTTTGTAGTTGATGATGCTTTCGGGGATGGTATCTGTTGTGGGTTTGGGGAAGGATGGATTGGGATAAGCAATGCGTGCGGTCTCAATGACTACTACTACGACTTCAGCACTAGCCAACTTGTAGTATTCTTTGACCTACTCCCATGCCCCCCACCCGTCTATGGGTGTATGGATACAGAAGCTATCAACTACAACCCCAACGCTCTCTTCGAGAGCAACAGCTGTCTTTACAATGTCACATTCCAACTAGATCTTAATGGACCACATCCACCAGAAATAGATGTACCTGAGGTAAATGGGACGTTCAATGGGTGGTGTGGAAGTTGCTCTGCGATGTCAGACGACAACAACGACGGTATATGGGAGATCACTCTACCTATACAACAAGGCAACTTTCTATGGAAGTTCTCTGCAGACGAATGGGAGGTTCAGGAATTGCCAGTAGGCGTTTCTGAGTCTCCTTGTTTTTTGTTTGATGAAAACGGGTATGTAAACAGGACCCTTAATGTTCAAGGGAATATGACTCTACCCCCGTTCTGTTGGGAGAGCTGCCTTCCTTGTGGGGCAGTACCGGGATGTACAAATCCCAACGCCAGCAACTGGAACCCTTGGGCTAACTTTGACAATGGAACATGCAGTGTAAATGAGATAGCAGACTGCCAAGAAGGGGAGACAGAGATAACAGTGACTCTGATCCTCGACAACTACCCATCAGAGACAAGCTTCTCTTTAGAGAACCAAGCTATAGGAGAAAGCATCATCGACGTATCCGTCGGGCAAGTATCTGAGCAGATAGTGGGAATACCACTAATGTTTAGCACCTGCGTTGTAGTAGGTGACCCAATAGAGTTTAAGCTAAACGACACCTTTGGTGACGGACTTGGGGCTTCACAGTGGGGCGGTCAAGATGGGGACGCTTATATAACTGCGTGCGAGGACACATTGTGGCAATTAGAGGTAGCGGACTTTGGGTATACAGTAGCCGCAAACTTTACTGCACCGGAGTGTGGTGCCCCAGAACAAGTACTTGGATGCCTGAACGAAAGCTATCTAGAATATAACCCTAACGCAAATACAGACGACCCGTCACTGTGTCAAACAGTGATCACGTACGGGTGTATAGAAGATGAGTTTTACAACTACGATTCACAAGCCAATACAGAAGACGCAATAGACTCCTGTTCTTACACGCTCACAATTACAGACGGGGTCGGGGACGGATGGTTCGGCAGCTGGTTGGGGGTATACCAGGACGGGGCTCTATCCCCACAATATCAGATGGGGCCTAACGATGGGAATGAAGAGGTCTTCGACATAATTCTGTCAGCCCAGCAGGATATCGAGATATTCTTCTTTACCACTCCGCAGTCACAGAATCAAATAGCACAATGTGGGTTCATGCTCGAAGGACCAACAGGGGACACACTGATTAATGTACCTCAGTGGAGCATGATCCCATTCCCCAACACATACAGCGTTCGCCCGTACTGCGGAAATACCTGTATCCCATTCTCATACGGATGCACAGACACATTAGCCTCCAACTTTGACGTCAACGCCAACAGTGAAAACGGGACTTGTTACTATAACCCAGGCTGCACACAAGCAGGCTACCTAGAATACTACACACAGGGATATGAAGCTGACTACGATAACGGTAGTTGTGATATCATCGCGGTATTTGGCTGCATGGATAACACAGCTTTTAATTACAACGAAGAAGCCAATGTAGAGACCGAGTGTACCCCAGTAATAACTGGATGTATGAACGAGCTCGCGTTCAACTACGACCCTAACGCAAACACCCCCGGTGATTGTACTCCGTATATATATGGATGTACAGATGCAACTGCATTCAACTATAGCCCACAAGCCAACGCCGACGACGGGGATTGCATTGATGTAGTGCTTGGATGCATGGATGAGTCTGCAATCAATTACAACCCACTAGCCAACACAAACAGTGGGTGTATAGAGTCAGTATCAGGGTGTATGGACCCAGACGCATTTAACTTCAACGACCTAGCCAACGTCCCAGACAATGATCTATGCAACTATGATGCAGGGTGCATTACAGGTCCAGGAGAACCATACTGGTTGAATGACCAATGCTATGCATGGGTAATAACCGTTGACCCCTACTGCTGTGAGACAGGGTGGGACAATGTGTGTGTGGAGATGTACGAGTACTGCGGTAACGGGATAACCAACGTACCCATGTACCTCAACGACATCAGCGTATTCCCCAACCCAACACAAGACGCCATACGCATACAAGCCCCACAAGGCACAATAACAACTGTCTACAACTCTGTCGGGCAGAAGATCACAACAACCTCAGAAAAAAGAATTACCCTCCCAGCCGCTGGAGTATACACGGTAGTAATCAACTACAAGGGTAGAGTAATAAAAGAAACAATCGTAAAACAATGAGATACGTAACAGCACTTATATTCCTAGCACTTACCTTTAGTGCAAATGGACAAGACTTCTACAACAAAGTCCTCCGACGGGCAACGTTTTATGCAGCAGCCAACGGAGGGAATTCAATCTCGGATCAAAGTATCTATTCCCTATCCTCCGGGTCACTTGCAACGGATGTTGTTGAGACCCCCTTCGACTACAGTCTCACCCTTGGGATTCGGAAGATTGCTCGCTTCGGTTATGAGAACAGAGCTAATGTGTTCTATGACGGCACTGAGAACACGTACGGGGACGCAGCCACAGTCGGTAAGCGAAACGGGTTTGAGTTCCTTGCAGAAGCAGACTGGAGACGCCAACAAGGACGTAACTTCCTCGACCAAGACTACTTCGTAAGGTACGTAGCCGACAACTGGATTGTAAAAGCAGAGTGGCTGCAGGACGGCTTTGCAGACATACGATACTTTGAAGGGTCTCAGAGGGGTAGAGCTAGGATTGGGGACAAGCTGTCCCTAAATGCAGGCATCGTACAGCGTATATCAGAACCTTATGGGTACGACCCACTTAGTGAGCTTACAATAGGCGACCAGATACACTATACATCGCTTGCAATAAGTGAAGGGTACACAATAGATGTTAACACTGGTGAATTCTTTGACCCAAATGGGGCACTAGTTGCGAACGATCCGGCAGTGTGGGAGCAGGTGGTGATACCCCAGGTCCTAAACGACTACGTTTCTAGGAAACGCTCTGAACTCCCCGACCAGTGGGTACATTCACTCGTAGTAGGCTACGATTTCTACCACTACAGCAAAGATTTTTGGCTACACTCATGGGGTAACATGATGCCCTATCACGTGAACACAAATGGGGAATATTCCTACCACAATTTTGTAAACAGCTCACAGTGGGTAGATTACTCATTAGGTATTATCTTTGGGGTAAAGTTCAACAAAAGCTTCGGGGTGTTCCTGGAGGGTAAGTACAACAAGTACTGGGATAGAGAATGGCATGACTTCTCTGTAGGCTTGAACTACATACTTATTTAACATGGCTAAGAAGATAGGCGAGGACACTCAGGTAACATTAGACCTGAAGACAATAGGGATGGCAGCGACGGGGTTAGGAGCCCTTATAAGCATGTGGTTTGTACTACAAGCAGACATCGCAGAAGCGAAAGAGCTACCACTTCCTGCTGACCCCGAGATTACTCGAATGGAGTTTGATATGAAAGACCAACTTGTGCGTCAGACCATTATGACTACACAGGAGGATGTATCAGAACTTAAGCAGGATCTTGACCGGATTGAGGAAAAAATCGATAAACTTAAATAACATGAAACATGAAAACTGTAATGCTATATGCGCTATTGTTTGCGTTGTTACTGGTACCTGCATCCACGGTAAGTAATAGCGACCCATCAATAGACAGTGGCATCTATGTAGTTGAGTTCAATGCGAGCTTTAACGCACAGAATAGCGTGCCCTGGATAGAAACCATAACTGAGTGTAAGCCTCTACGTGTAGACATAGGAGAAGCACCTGATATGCAAAAGGAACACAAGATTGTGGTAGTACCAACGATCATTGTGTTTAGTGAGGGCGAGGAAGTAGAACGCTTCCAAGCCAACATCATGATGACAATGGAGGCTACTTCAGACGAAGTTCAAGAAGTAGTTGATGAAATTATTTTGAGCGACTTCTAAGTTGCCTTATATTCGCAAAGAGACCGCTCCCCAAAGCGATCGGCCCTCGGTAACCAAAAAGGGGCCTAGACATCGGGTTATAGTAGCTACCACCATAGGTAGTGAACGTTGTCCCCGGTAGTCTCAAAAAGTGCATCGGTATAAAACTCGGGTGGGAACAAGGCTATAGGCTGACAGAAATGCCCCCACGCAGGCTAGACACGGCGAGTGGAAATCCGAAATCGAAACATTAAAAACCAAGGGGGAATAATTGTATCCAGATGAGACCACTCAAAAGAATCATTATACACTGCTCTGCAACGCCAGAGGGTAGAGACATAGACGCAGCAACAATAAAGGATTGGCACGTTAACGGTAACGGCTGGTCAGATATTGGCTATCACTACGTCATAAAAATAGATGGGTGCCTAGAAGTAGGCAGGCAGATAGATAAGGTTGGGGCTCACTGCAAGGGGCACAACAAAGACTCTATCGGCATATGCTATGTAGGAGGGGCTGACAAAGAGATGCAGGCAAAGGATACTATGAACGAAGCCCAGGAATCCACTATGCGGGAGCTCATATACTCCCTACGTATGGTATCAGACTCGCACCTCACGCTGCATGGGCACAATGAGTATGCAACAAAGCTCTGCCCGAGCTTCAGAGTGTCCGAAAAGTTTAAGGACATACTATAAGTTTGTATATAAGCTGAAGTTTTATATCTTTGTTATAAATCAAACATTATGACAAAGATTAAGTTTCAACCGGCAAGAGATTGGGTAGTACTCCCAATGGTGCGAAAAGATCAGACTAAAAGCGGTATCCACCTTATGGAGGGGACTGCAAAGTCTATGCGGAGCAACGTCCTCGAGGTGATAGCCGCAGGGCCCAAATGCGAAGCAGTTGCAGTAGGAGACACTGTAATGGTTCACCCAAATTCAGAAGGACTAGTAATCAATCTGGATGAGGGTGAATTCGTTATGATAAGTGAATTCCAAATCTGTGGAGTTATCCCCAAATGACTGGGAACGTAACTATATCCATCAAGGACTTCGATAAGCTACGCGGGCAATCCTCTAAGGCAGAGGACAGATCAGAGCGTGTAACCCGTGCAGCGAAGGAGCTAGAGGTCTTCCTCTCATTCATGTGTACTAGAGAGCACATTCAAGAATACCTTGATGAGTTCAACCGCCAATCCCAAGCTTCTAAGATTATACTAGAGGACGGGAGGGCCAAAATAGTATTCAAAGATGAAGATTAAGATTGCAGCCAACACAACCTTCAAGTACTTACAAGTATTCAATGGTATCCTGGAGCTCACAGACAAAGAGCTCTTGATACTGTCTTACTTCGTTGACACAAGCACAACAGTAAACCTGTGCTCAGCAAAGAACAAAAAGGCAGTAGCGGATAAGCTGGGAGTCAAAGATCCCAATACACTGAACAACTACGTCAAGAGACTGAAGGACAAGGGGGCTATAACACAGACAGCTGATGGGTACAAGCTATCTCAGCTGCTCGAGAGTACAACAGAAATACATATAGTAAGATGAAATCAGCAATAGAAATGCTAAAGACTTTTGCATCCGAAGTAGTAAAGTATGCAGAGGCAGGAGCACCACATGTAACCAAAGTAGAGTACCAGAAACGAATAGAGACTTGTAAAAGCTGCCCACACCTTCGAGAGAAAGTAGATAGATGCGGGCTATGCGGATGCCTTGTAGAGCACAAAGCAAAGTGGGCTACAGCTGCATGTCCGGACGACCCAAAGAGATGGAGTCCGGTATATATAGGCAATAAGGGGAGGAAGGTAACACTTAAAGGAAAGAATAGAGATGGGAAAAGCCAACACGAAGAGTCTGATACAGCGAATAGCGACTAAGTACAACCTGCCCCTACACAAAGTAGAGGAGGCAGTATACTACCAATTCAAATACACAACCAAGGTAATGCGTGAGGGTAAGTTCGAACCTGTTCGATTGCCCTATCTTGGGAAGTTTCACGTAATGCCTGGTAGACTTAAGCACATCAACAATGCGGGATCTGATAACAGTAAGTAACAACGTAGTTGTCCCAAGCGCGTACGCACTGACCATCAACGAGTTCAAGGGTTTGAAATCCAGCGAATTGGGTGCCGTATACTTTTACACGGACCACCGCTCCCCTTATGCTGTATACGAAGAGGAAGACAGAATGGCTAGAATTAGTCAAGATCTGAAGGTTAAGTTCACCCCCAAAGTGATGGGGGCAATAGACAAGTATAAGGAACTATCAGAGACCTCAGCTATAAAGCTTCTTAAATCTGCACGTAACTCGATAACTAAACTCGAACGTTACTTTGCTACCGTAAACCTAAATGTTCTTGATGACCACGGTAAGCCTATCTACCACGCGAAGGACCTGATCGGTAACCTGTCCAACATGGGTAAGGTTGTCACAGGACTTGACGAGTTAGAAGCTATAGTCAAGAAGCATCAGCAGAAAGACAACCCAAATAGGGGCGGGGTAGTGACCAACAAGTACTCCCACTGATGTTTAGCAACAGTATAAAATACTCACCAGCTGCTCAGCACTATCTAGACTTCGGGTTCTATACTGATGCGATACCAGGCACTAAGGAGTACTATGATCACTGGGATGAACAAAAACGAAGATGCTTAGAAGGATACGAGGGATTAACGGGTTATCACTATTTCTATCTCAACTACTGCCCAATAGACCGGGTAGTGGACGACATCATGGCAGACGGTACCAAGATCGCAAGAAGAGAAAGAACATTTCCTGCCTTCTACGACGGAGACCACGAGTACTTCACTGCGGTAGACGAGTGCAGAAAAACAAATAAGCACATGGTTGTGCTTAAGGCGAGACGTAAAGGTTTCTCCTACAAAGCAGGGGCAATGCTTGCACGCAACTACTTCTTGATGCGTAACTCTAAGAACTACGTATTCGCCTCACAGAAGGAGTATCTCATAGGGGATGGACTCCTGAGTAAGGCGTGGGACTTTCTGTCCTTTATAGACGACAATACGGCTTGGACACAGCCGCGATTGCGTGACCGTGAGATGCACAAGCAGTCAGGGTACAAGAAGAATGTCAATGGTGCAGATGTAGAGCTTGGGATGAAGTCTCAGATTATAGGTGTATCTTTGAAAGACAACCCCGACAAGGTGCGTGGTAAGGCAGGTGATCTGATTTTCTTTGAGGAGGCAGGTTCATTCTCAGGTCTACTTAAAGCTTGGGAGGTAGCTATGCCAACAATGCGTCAAGGCTCCAAGACACTTGGTACTATGATTGCGTTTGGTACGGGTGGTGAGGAAGGTAGCGGGTTTGACGGTATGGAAGAACTGTTCTATCACCCAGACTCCTATGACTGTATGGCGTTTGACAACGATTGGGATGCTGGTGCAATGGGCACCAAGTGCGGATACTTTGTTCCTATTTATCAGAACTTGGACGGGTTCATCGACGATAACGGGAACTCACTAAAACAACTAGCTAAAGAACATGAAGAAGACCAACGCGAAAAAAAGAAAGGGGCCAACGACCCCAAAGCGCTCGACCAGTACACGGCAGAACACCCGTTCACGCCGCAAGAAGCAACCCTCCAAGTCACAGCCAACCTCTTTGATGTCACGTCTCTTAAAGAGCAGTATAACAAAATTAAAGCACATGGTCTCGAAAGTGAAGGCACTGCTGGGTTAATGTACTATGATAAGAATGGGAAATCATCATTTAGGGCATCGAACGAAGTACACCCGGTTTATAAGTTTCCTCACAGAAAAGGGGACAGGACCGAAGGCGGAGTCGTCGTATACGAATCACCGTACACAACCAAAGAAGGGGAAGTACCCCACAACCTCTACATAATATGCCATGACCCCTATGCTCAGTCGAAGTCGACAACAAACGAGTCACTAGGGTCAGCGTATGTAATCAAGAGACCTAACAATCTATCCAAACCGGATGATATAATCGTAGCAAGCTATGTCGGGAGACCACAAACGCAGGATGAATACAACCGCAATCTATTTATGCTCGCAGAGTATTACAACGCCAAGATCGGGTTCGAGAACGACCGTGGGGAGCTTATTGCTTACGCGAAGAGATATCGCAAGCTACATAAGCTACAGGAGGAGTTTGAGATGCTCGATAAAAGGGAACTCAGATCTAGAAACGTAAAGCGTCAATATGGTATGCACATGACTGAGCAACGTAAAAGGCAAGGTGAGTTGTATATTAGGGACTGGTTGATCACCCCAAGACACACAGACGAAGATGGAAATGTGACTCTAAACCTGCACAAGATCTACGATCCAGCGCTTTTGCAAGAACTAATGAAGTTCAACCACAGAGGCAACTTCGACCGAGTTATGTCGTTTATGGTAGGCATGTACCATACGCGAGAGTTATATAATAGAGAGGTGGTAGAAATTGTCAATGACCGGTCTACAGATGACTGGTTCGATAAAATTTATAAGTAATTTACAGCGGATGTACGGACAGGCCTCATTACCCAGACAGCGGTTGCCGCTATCTAAGAAGAATCAGAAGTGGAGAGAAGAATGTGTCGAAGCATACATTAATCTTTCCAAGTTTGGTATGACAGAACGTAGAAGCTATCTAAAGTCTCTATACGACTACTACAATGGAGTAATCGATGAGCAAGACTACAGATACGTTCTAAAGCCTTACGGCAAGACACGTGGAAACTTCCCATCTAAACTGCGGAACTACCCCATCATTAAGCCTATTGTAGACCTGCTCCTCGGGGAGAAGGCTAAGAGGCCTTTGAACTATACAGTGACTGTGAAGAATGCAGACGCTATAAGTATCAAGGAGAGTGAGAAGAATGGCAAGTTGGTGGCGCAGGCCTCAATGATATTCCAACAGGCAATGGAGGGAAAAGAGATTGATCCCAACAAGATGCCGGAGTTGATGAAGGACTTTGAGCGCAACTACAAAGATAGAAGAGCGATCAAGGGTCAGGCTGCTATCAACTACATTATGCAGAGTGAGGAAATCTTTCACAAGTTCCAGAAAGGTTTCTTCCACTACTTGGTAACGGGTGAGGTGTACTCGCACAAGGGAGTACGACGTAACGAGCCCTTCTACGAGATACTGAACCCTCTGGATATAGACTACGACAAAGATCCAGACTTGGAGTTTGTAGAAGATGGGGATTGGTCTATGGTACGTAAGTATGCACACGCATCATCCGTAATAGACGCATTTGGGGAGTTCCTCACAGACGAGCAAATACTCGAGTTGGAGAACCCACAGAAAGCATCAGCTGACTCGTACCTGCTGTACAGAGCAGAGTCCTCGGGCAGCGACGAGAATATATATCGCAACAGACTTGTAGAGTGCATTACTGTGTACTGGAAGAGTCGTAAGCGCATTGGCTTCTTAACCTACGTTGATCCTGAAACAGGAGAACCAGAGGAAGCAGAAGTACAAGAAGGATTTCGCCTCCCTGCAGAAGCAAAGGCGGGGGGTGCCAAAGTTAGGTACGAGTGGGTAAACGAGGTTTGGGAGGGAACTAGAATTGATGGACGATTCTTCATCAATATTAATCCTATCTCAAACCAACGTACATCCCTAGACAACCCATCGGTGTGTAAGCTTCCGATCAACGGACGGAAGTATTCTGACATTAATTCCGATAACATCTCACTCGTTTCCCTTGGCATCCCCTTTCAACTTAACTACAACATATACAAGTACCGTATGGAGCTTGCGATTGCTAGGTCTAAGGACATCATCGCACAGTTCGATATCAATATGATACCTAAGAAGTGGGACATGGATAAGTTCATGTACTTCGTAGAGGGTACGGGTATTGCGTGGGTTGACTATAACAAAGAGGGTATACAACTATCTCCGCAGCACCAGTCAGTGCTTGACATGTCTATCAAGACTATAGGTCAGTATCTGCAGTTGCTGGATTCTATCATGCAGGAGTGGGAAAAGATATCAGGTGTAAACAGACAACGCCAAGGCGGCATAGGACCCTATGAAGGTAAAGCAGCATCACAACAAGCAATTGTTCAGTCCTCACACATTACTGAAGATCTTTTCCGCAAATTCGCAAGATTTGAGCAAAGGGAACTCCAGGGCCTTTTGGACTATTCTAAAGAAGCATGGCTATCGGGTAAGAAGGCAATGTACGTCATGCCTGACCAAGAGATAGAGATGATCGATATAGACTCACTTGAGCACATGGAGAGTGAGTATGGCATCTTCGTATCAGACTCAGGTAGAGATCAGGACAAGCTTGACCAAGCTAAGGCGCTGTCTCAGTCTATGATTCAGAACGGCGTGCCAGCATCAGCAGTACTTGACCTGTTTGATACAGAGAACTACGCAGGCATCAAAGCTAAAATACAGGATGCTGAAGCATCACGTAAGAAGCTAGAAGCTGAGCAGCAGAAGGTACAACAGCAACAGCAACAACAACAGATGCAGATGAAGCAGATGGAGATTGAAGCTCAGAAGCTGGATAAAGATAAAGACAGGCAGGTAGAAATAGAGAAGGCGCTTATTGCTGCGGAGTCTAGAGATCAATCAGATAAGATCAATCTTGACCTCGAGAAGATGATGCGTGACTTTGAGCTCAAGCAGCAAGACATAGCACTCAAAGAAAGAGCGCTAGAGAAAGAAGGTGATACAGAACCTAACGGGGTATGACCAACAAACAACGTAGAGATATAATTGAGAAGGCCAAAGCCGAGGGGTTTGAGGGAAGCTACGTAGACTTATTTCGTTCCGGGGGAGCAGCACTGGCTGTTACTCCAGAACAACGTGAAAAGGGTCTTAGACCCTACCATGAGGCCGGGGATACGGAGCAATCAATGATCTTCCCAAATACTCCTCCTAATACTCCATTCAATACAGTGGGCATGAAAAAGCCCATCAGAGTACAAAAGGTTGTAGGAGATAAAGTTGTCCGAGATCAAGTTGTTCCCCCCGGTGTTTCGTCTTTCAATACAGGTAGTGGGTATGGTACTGTAATAGAAGCCCCAGAGCTTAGGGCTCGTGGGCAGTACGGCAGACACAGAGCTCAGGAGGGCACCAGTCTACCAGGCATGGGGAAGGTACAAGATATGTTAGGATTAAGTGCTGATCCCTCAAGACCTACAATATCTCAGGAGTCTGTAGACTACGAAACACCCAAAACGTCTCTATTAGAGATGGCTGCTAACCCACTTAGAACATCTAGGTACTACTCTAAGGCTATCCAGGCTGATGGTTTAGGAGCGTTAACAAGTAGACCCACTACAGCAGAGTATGATGCCACTCCCAGCAATGCAATGGATACAGCTATCGGTGTTGTAAACCCAGCAGCTTGGGGCCAGTCTGGGATAGATGCAGTAGAAAGCCTACGCGAAGGTGACTACACAGGCGCAGCTGTAAATGCCCTAGGTGTACTACCCGGTGTGGGTAAAGGGGGAAAGCTCGTAGGAAAAAGCGTTAAGATGATGAATCCTGCCACAGTCTTTATAAAAAGTAGAATAGGATATCCAACCAACATAGTAGGTAGAGGAATACAAGCAACTAATTCTGCGTTTGCACAAGCAAATAACGTTGCGCAGAACCTTACAAAGGCTGCAGGGCAAAGTAAGCTTGGTCAGACCGTGGCAAGCTCTCCTGTGGGGCAAGGCGCTGCAAAGGTGGCAGATGTAGGAAACACGGTAATATCAAAGACAAAAGCTCCCTTTAAAAAAGTAATGGATGCTGCAGCAAACACTAAGGCAGGACGACTTACTACTGAAGTCTTAGATATGCCATCCGCAACACTTGGGGGTTCAACTTCAAGGCAGGCTCTTAAAGCATATGGTAGTGCTTATGCAGCAACACAGATGCCAAAACTATCAGCCCAGGTAGTAGGTGGAGACATAACAGGTGCAGCCAATACATTCTCCAAACTTCCTGTAGGTAAGAAAGTTAGAAATGCAGTAGGAGGATTAAAGCAGATAGCTGCTATACAGGCAGCCTCTGAAGGAGTTTCACACATAGCGTCAGGAGATGCTGATGCGGGCGATCTTATAAAGATGAGTAAGCTGCTTCCTGGAACATCTAACGTAAGAATAGGATATGGGCTAGAGCAGTCATTGATGGACTCCAGAAAAAGAGGAGGCCGCGTAGACCGACGAAGACGGAAGAAAAGACGTAAGTGATATATAGTAATAGTCACTATAAAAGATAATTTTACAATCAAACCACGAATACAAATTAATATTTTTGCGTAATGTCAGACCCAAACAACAAATTAGATTTCAGTGCAATAAGCTTCGACAATGTCGTCGGAGATGGAGCCCCCGGGCTCGAGTTGACTGAGCAAGAGGAAGTTCAAGAAGTTGAACAGCCTAACGAAGAGATTGAAAACGAACTTGATCAGGACGTTGAAGCTCGTGATGAAGACAGAGGTGACGAAGACCGTGAAGACGGTGTAGACGAAACCTATGACGAAGAACGAGAAGACTCGACAGTAGAGGACGATTTCGATGATGACCTAACAATCGCTGATCAGATCTCCGATGTGCTAGGATTTGAAATGGATGCACAATACTCAGATACAGTCGAAGGGCTGACTGAGTATGTTAAAGATGTAGCCCAGGAAATTGCTGAGGATCAAATTGGTGATCTATTCAAGCAGTTCCCTGAAGTACAACAACACCTTGACTACGTCCTATCAGGAGGTGAGTCAGGAAAGTTCTTTGAAGCCTATAACCCCCAGCTGGATTACAACAACCTCAGAGTAGAGGAAGGTGATACAGGTATACAAAAGGCACTTGTTGCTCAGTACTTCGAAGCTAAAGGACATGACCAGGAGTTTATCCAGGAAATGTTGGAAGACTACGAAGACAGCGGTAAGCTGTACAACAGAGCGCAGGTTGCACAAAAGTCCTTGGCTAAAAGCCAGGAGGCACAAAGAGCTCAGATGTTTGAGCAGCAGCAAGAACAGTTTAGAGCTCAGGAAGAAGAGCAAGAGCAGTTCTGGGGGGATGTAGCAGAACAGATAGAATCTGGCAATAGCTTCGGGGGTGTAACAATCCCAGAGGTAGACAAGTCAGAGTTCTTTGAATACATATCAGCACCAGTCACAGAAGATGGTCAGACCCAACGAGACGTTGACTATGCTGAATCAGACATGGATATCAAACTCGCTATGGATTACCTGCTTTACAGTGGGTTTAACCTTGAGAGTATTATAGATAAGAAAGCTAGGACAAAGAGTGCAAGAAACCTTAGAGACCGAATCATTAACAATGAGGAGCGCGTTAGGAACGCTAGGGGAGCACAACGTACCAAGCAAAAGACATTTGATCCAGATCAACTGGACATAAACGCGCTTCTAGGATAAGCATTAACAATTTTAAATAAACAATCATGGCTTTGATGCAAGTACTGAAAACGTACTATAATGACTCGCAGATGACCGACAGCAACTCGTTGGTTAATGCATTGATGGAGAAGCCCGAAGAGCTCTCTCCCATCATCACTCACCTCGCAGGTCGCGAGGAGAAAAAATTCCCACTCTCCTTCTTGACTGAAGGTGTGGGTAACACTAGATCTATTAACCGCTTTGAGTACGAGTACAGAGTGAAGACCCACGAGGTCAACGTTCGCCCCGTTGTTCGTGCTGGTGGTAGTGCAGCTGGTGCTGACCCTGCCAACGTTACTGTTGGTGGAAACGGTACACCTTTTACAGTTGTATTCCCAGACAAGTGGTTCATCTTCCCCTACACTCTCGTTTCACAAACCGGTAAGCTCGCTCGTATTATGGCGGAGCCCGTGCAGGTATCTGAGGGATTTGAGTACACACTCCAACAAGTTGAACCAGGAGCTGCAGGCTTGAGTGCCGATGCTGATGGTACTGGCGACTTGGCTGTTGGTGCTCTCTGGGGTATGTTGTATGCAAATGTTGGACTCGACTTCTCTCGTGGAAATGCGTCTAACTGGACAGCTCCAGGTATGGTCCGCTCTAAGATTGGTACTATCCGTAAGTCTTACCAGTTCTCTGGTAACGCTAAAGATTACGTTGCCGAGTTTGAGCTCCCATTGAAGGAGGGTTCTTCTACCAAGTTGTGGATGGACTATGAGGAGTACCGTCACATGCTCAAGTTTAAGGAAGAGTGTGAGATGTACTACTGGTATGGACAGCGTACTCATGACGACGCAGGTCGTACAACAATGGTCGACGAGAACGGTCAGCCCGTTATCTCTGGACCTGGTTTGTTTGAGCAGATCATCAACAAGGACACTTACTCTACGCTTACACAGCAGAAGATTGAGGACACTATTGGTGACTTGTTCTATGGTATGACCGACGCTACTGATAAGCAGGTGACATTGTTCACTGGTGTTGGTGGTGCACGTGAGTTCGACAAGGCTATGCGTAATTACTACTCTTCTGGTACTGGTACTGGTAGTGCAGGTGCTAACCGTAGCTACTTGACCACTTCAGAGTCTAAGTTCATCACGGGTAGCGGTCGTAACCTCGGAATTACAGGTTACTTCACTTCGTACGATCACATTGATGGTCATACAGTGAACGTAGTTAAAGTTCCATTGTTCGATCACGGTCCTGTTGCTCAAGCTTCTAAGAAGCACCCTGAGACTGGATTGCCACTCGAATCTTACAGAATGACATTTGTCGATCAGTCTTCTTATGACGGAGAGAACAACCTCCAGATGATTAATAAGAAAGGTCGTGAAATGTTGCGCTGGTGTGTTGCTGGTTCAGTTGTGCCTAAGGGCTTTGCTGAGACCGACACTCGGGCGTCAGACGTAGACGGTGCTTCAGTGCATATGTTGAAGACAGCTGGTATCCTGCTCCGCAGATTCGATACTTCGCTTGATTTGACTTGTACCGCATCGTAATTTGTGTTTGGTTTGCAAGGGGGGACCACAGCGGTGGCTCCCCCCATTTGCAACCATCCTATTAATAAAACCAAACTATTTTAATAGTTATTCTTTCAATATAAAAGAACATGAGAAAAGTTATAATCAGGCGCAAAGAAATACAGGGCTTTCTCCCCAAGGAGATTAGAGCCGGCGCAAGAGTCACTATTGGCTCAATGTACGTGGGTAGGCAACCACTTAAAGGTTTGGACTCGGAAGAATCCAAAAAGTATCTACCAGAAATTATCGGACTGCCTGCAAGTCATCTAGACTTCCCAATGGCAGAAAAGACATTCTGGGCAAACATGAGCCTTAAGGTTCCGTTTGAAGGCGCAGAGTTGGATATCTCCACAGATGAGGATGGTACTCCACACAACGTTATGGATTGGATAACCTACAAGTGGTGCACCAAGCACAGACATGTAGCAGACAAGAAGGAAGCTATGATATCAGGACAGAGGTTCTATATCTATGATCCAAACAAAAGCCTTGTCGAAAAGAACAATAGGATCAAAGTCAAGAAGGAGTCAGACAAGGAGTTTATCAAGATCTCGGGTGACCTAGATAAGATGCGTAGAATTCTACGTGTGTTCGGGACAACTAAACCTGAGGGTCTTTCGGAGATTGAAGTAGAGAATACTCTATACGACATCAAAGAGAAGCAGCCAGAAAGATTCCTAAAGATTGTCATAGACAAGAACCTTGATCTAAGAGCAGAGATTGAAGAGATGGTGGCACTGGGAGTTATTCGCAAGATTGGTAATCAGCATATCAATGGTGAGGAAACAATCGGTGAGAACATAACAGACACTATCATTTACTTTAAGAACAAAAAGAACTCAGGGCAGATCAATGCCATGAGAGCACAACTTAAATCATTGAAGTGACCGTAGAGGAAATGCATATTGCAGTTAACCAGGGCGTGCAGAAGATTGCATCGTTCCAGGCTGACACGTTGTTACCGGAGGAGATAGACCACGAGCTCAACTTTGCAGTTCGGAGGTTTATCTCCCAGCGGTACAATCCTCAGGGAAACAAGTATAAGCGGGGGTTTGAACAATCTCAGAAGAGATTGGACGACCTCCGCCATCTTGTTGAGGACTTTACATCATATACATCAAGCTATATGGGTGTGGCATACACGTCACAAGCCGTCGGCAACATAGACGTATACAGGTACAAGTTCCCAACAGACTACATGTTTCTCATAAACGTACTTACTGAAGTTGCAACTACGTGCAAAAACGAAGCTGTACCCTTTGTAACAAGTGAGTACTTCTACAGAGAGTATCTACGGATACCTCTCAGTCCCCCACAGCCTGGATACATCATTCAGCAGATTGAGGTAGCAACAACTACATCAGCTCCTGCAAGTATCATCTCAGCTACAGGCGGACTAACATTTGACGATTTGTTGTCAGATACGTACGGCTCAGATATAACTCCAAGCTTGTCAAAGAATGACAGCTACACGGACAGATACTTTGAAAGTGTATCTGCTGACTCACCTACAGCTGACGCAAATGAGTACTACTTAGTTAAGCAGTACACAGAGACGGAGCTTCAAGACAATCCAAGTAGAGTAGGATTTCTGCAATTCAATGGTGGGCAGATATCAGGAGCAGACGAGGGGTACCCAGATGCAGCAGGACTAAATGGGGCATATGCAGTAATTACATGGGTTAACTCAGGTAATTCAGATGAGGTACTATACACAGTACTTAACTCTGCACCCTTCACGTCATACATAGAAAACAAGTCATTTAGTATACCTGATGATAACGATCAGTCGGTAGCTGACTTGAAGATATTGAGAACAAATTGTAAGTTCTCACAACAGGATGACATCTATGCTCTTTTAGATGACCCCTTTAACACAACAAAAGAAACGGGAATCTTGTACACAATACAAGAAACTTTCGTAGATTTGTATGCAACTGAAAGGTTTCTACCAAACTTTATACAGTTAAAGTATTTACGCAGGCCAAGAGCCCTCAATAAATTGAAGGGCATTGGGTGCGAGTTGCCAGAACACACTCATCATGAGGTGGTCGAAATGGCAGTGAAAAGTATCTTGGAAGGCTTCGAGTCTCCAAGGTATCAAACGCAATCTGGGGAAGTCCTAGATAGCGAGTAATTTTTGTTTTACGTGTTAAAATAATTTCAAAATGACACAAGTCTTTATAACAAATACGAACTCAGACCTTCAAGCGGCATCCGCTCCAGACTACTGGAGTGACTTGTCAGGAGCTGGAGCTTTGGGTATCTGGAACCAGTCTGGTAACTCAGGCCACGGTGCGTGGATGCAGACAGCACTTTATCAAATAACCAACTTGGCCGCATTGCCTGCAACCAGCGCAACCAACTTCCCTGCTGACGGAGCTGACAGCAACAGTGCTGCAACAGTTGAAGCAATTGCTGATCAGATGAGATTGGACCGTGCTGCTGGAGCTTTAACCTCTCTGGTTCAAGGTGTGCCTTTGGTGCCTTCTTTCCAAATCTGTCAAGGATATGGATCAGGCAATCCAATTGCTTCTCCCATTATCAGTGCAGGTAGCTTGGTTGACATCACATACCAGCCTCACAATGCAGGAGTAAAGGGAGTCTATGATTTGGCATTTAATGGTGCTACTGTCGCTGTAGGTGACGAGCTCACTGTTAAAGTTCAGATTAGATTCTCAGGAGAACCTTCTTTGTACGAGTCTCAGATCAACCCCGCAGCAGGAAACATCGGTGCTGTTTCAAGCCTATTGATTGATAGCAGACAGCACGTATTCAATGTTTCTGCAGTGGCTACTGCTGCTACAGACCAGAACGTGATGGATCTGCTCATTGTTGAGATCAATAAGCACCCAGTGCTTAAGACGATTCTTACAGCATCTAGTGAAAACTCTGGTACTACAGATGACCTTCGCTTGACTTGTAAGCTGTTCGGTATGCACCTCAGTGCTCAGTTGTTGTTTAAGGGTGCTAAGCAGTCTACATCAACTACTGTCACTATCCCTGAGATGGGTGTTGGTAACTTCCACCAGGTACTCTCTGATGAGAAGAAGGCTAGATATGCTTCTGGCAACTTCAACAGAATGTACTTCCCACAGGACTTTACAACCTTCGCAACTAGTGGAACTGTCTATGATAAGATTGTTGTGCGGTACCGCAATAACATCTCTGATAATGTACTCAGAGGTGGGCAGGCTGGTATTAACACTGCTATTATCTATGGTGTTGACACTGGAACTGGAGGTAGTAACGACTTTGAGGAAGTGTTCCCACACTCTCCTGGCACTGCAAGTAAAATTGCATTCTCTGGAGCGGCAGGATTCAACTCTGCTGTTAGCGTATAATTAGACTAACCTTTTAATGGGGGGCACATTCCGTGTCCCCCTTTAATATACATAATCATGCCAGTAAGAAATCTATCAGCAAACACAAGAGTGCGTGTGGTAACCAACGGACTGAAAGTAAACAGTCGTTACAAGGTTCGTGCTCGCAATATCATAACAGGAGCACAGGCAGCAGCTAGTGAGCCTTCTCGTAGAGGGAAGATCATCAAGTCTGTGCCTATCGATGCTCGTGGTGTTGTGCAGGTAGATATTCTTGATAGCAAGAACGTAGCTGTAAAAAGCTACGTCAGCGTAGGTTCAGCTGAGATTGACTGCTGTATAGCAAAGTTGGTTCATGATGCAATCAATTGCACATGCAAGTGCGATCAGTGCAAGAAGGATTTGAGGAGAGCACAAACAATAAGATTGTTGATTGATGCAGCTAAATATGATGCAACGGAAGGACTTGCAGAGGGTGCAGTAGAAAAGTACAACAAAGCAAAATCTATGTGTGTAGAGGTTTGCGCATGCGGATGCTAATATGAGGAGAGGTTCAGCAAACGGTAAGTTCTGCGCTATAGTGCAGGTAAGTATTGATGATGCTAAGAACGCTGAGTTTGAGGACTCCAGTCTTCTTAACAACTTCAACGACGCTAGCCATCTATGTGTAAAGGTAAGATCTTACCTACGTAAGCTACCTTTGCATATGGGGGCACAGTGTGCCCTGGCAGTTGATGCAAAGCTAACTGCTTACAGCAAGTCATCTTCAGAGTATAAGCCCAACAACACTACTGTCTTCTACGAAGACGGGTCCAACGACGTTAACTTCCAAGGAAATGCAATTGCTACAACCATATATACTGCAGCAGGAGGACCAGAAACAATCATACGGTATCTGAATGATAGTGCTGTGGGAGGTGATAGAGAGATCTATCTAATGATACCAAGAACCACAGTAGATCTAGAAAGTACTGAAGAATTCACGGATAGCCCCAGCGCTGCTCGAATAACTAGAGTAAATATCCAAGTTGATTTTGTGGACGGGTCTTCGGTACCAGTCATAATGGAGCTTAAGAGAGACGCTGTAATAACAGTGGACCTCTCTATAAACAAGCTTCAGATTGGTAACCAAGCTGAGGACTTTATGCAGTTTACCCCACAGCTGAAAGGTGCTTACTTCAGTGGCAGTGTTAGTCCCTCAGTTATATACTCTTTTACTAAGTACAATACTAGTAATAGAGCCGCATCACAGAATCCTAGGATAGCTAATGCTTTTGGTCCAAACAGCACGGCAATGCCATTTGCATTGCCCGTATTCAGCCTAAACCATAATGATACAAATAGTCTACTGGGAAATACCAACTCCCCTCTAAATGGTGCAGCTAGTAGTGGTAGAAACTACGCCGGACTTAGATGGGTAACAGGTACTTCAATACCATACTCAAATGGAACAGATAACATTTATACAAACGATGTAGTTGCACATTCTAATATTAACCTTGGTCAGTTTTTCCAAATGGACCGGTTTGATAACCCAACGAGCAACGGCAGCAGTAGCGTGTCAAGCGTTGCGGGCACCGGTAATATGTCATGGGGACGTAAGTACGGTACGGCAAACTGGTACGCAGCTAACGGTACCAACGGCTCCACGTCTCCATGGATTACAAACACCTTCAGCAGTAACTTAAGTAATGGTTTTGGTCCAAGTTTGGGATGGCATAAGAGATCGTCGGTGTCAACTGACATGCACGATGTAGGAGCAAATGGGGGAGGGGGCATACATGATCCAGGAACAATATATGGACCATCTACTCAGGGCGAGCTAGCCAATTGCTTTACACAGCATTTATCAGGTATATCTGGTAATATGCCGGGTACTAATAACATGAGCGATACCGGTTCGAGTAACCGTCAAGTACGACGACAGTTTACGCATAGTAGTGTAACCCCAGTAGATGATAGCCTAGCTGATGTGAAGGACTCATGTATCCCAATCAAGGACATGAAGACAAACTACTTTGCACAAGGATTCTCTGTAGGAGGTGGTGCTCCTATTGTAGTGTGTGCAAGGGTAGTAGGAACTGGATGGAATGGCAGTGGCGGCATCAACAACAGACCTGAGGTAGTAGATACTGGTGTGTTTTGGCAGCATGAAAAAAGCCAGCCCGACGGAGAGGGCTACACTATATGGCAGAACACCGACAGTACCAGCTCCGACGATGAGCTGGTGTCCGCCTTTTGTAATCTATCATACGAACCAACTACTAATGTTACATCACATCCTCTTCCAGGACTTTTGACCCCATTGGGAAATGAGCCAGCTGACGTTGTAACTGCCAATGAGGTATATTCATATTTTACATCCAACGGCACCACTAGAACAACAGCGGCTATACTTGCTAATAATCAATTCGTAAACATGCCCTTCAACGGGTTTGAGTACGTCTGCAATAGAATGTTTGGGAATAGTGGTGCATTGCACTCACTAGACACTTTCCCCTGTAACTCAGAAGGGTACGATCCTGGTGCTCAAAATTGGGGTGAAGCCCTCATATTTAAACGTGCCCGTACTATGTATGCACAGTACACGGTAAAAGATGCAGGCGGTACCAACTTCAACCTTGGACAGGGCGGTGGCGCCGTGCCCCAGGCTAGATTGCTTGGGTCATCATTCGGCTACGTTCCCCTAAGTATAGGGGCGAAGGGAGCAAACTGGAATGCAGACGCATGGTACATGGAAGGGTATCAAGACGTGCACTTTATAGTATCCCTTGGGGCAACAAGTAAAAACTACTCTCCTCCAGAAACAGTCGGCGCGGGCATAGATAGTACAAGATTGTCCCCATGGTTCTCGACAGATGTTTACATAGCAGAAAATAACACCACCTACGGCGGAGCATCGCCCGCCGGTAGTGCTGCATTTAAAGTATTCGAAACTGATTTTAATAACGGTACTAGCAGCAATGTCTTTAGACTGGTCACTCTATACTCTAAGCAGAAGGTTCCAGGGAGTGCGTGGATAGGAGAGGATACAACAGTCTCTTACAGATATCCTTATGCATCTCAGCACGGGGCAAATCTTTGCAAGTGCACGGACCCTACCCTGGCACAGGGAATAGATAACCATCTTGCTACTGCATTCGACGATACAATACCAACAGGTTTTCAAGGAGACTTTAACCACTCAAGTTTTGCTCGGGGAACTCAGTATACTGCATATGAAATGTATAAGGTTGCTCTTCCTATGGATGCATTGTATACAGGTGTATCGGGGAAAGGAGCGTTAGGTACAGGAGGAGCGGAGCCGTGTCTCTACGCAACAGGAAGTAGCGACTGCCTAGAGTTTATTGGAACTGACATCCACATATCTGATATGGATGGAGGCGTCAATACAGGAGCCGATGGAACTGACGGATTCGGAGGACTGACAGTAAGAGCTAGTATACGGTACAGAAACACTTGTTCTGGAACAGGGGCGGATAGCTTTAAATACAGTTCTGTTATCGCTCCTACCGAGATAGACCAAATACTATCTATATGGAAGATTACGTATGTACCCGGTAATGCAGGAAATGAGTCGATAGTAAACCCACAGTTTTACTCTCAAGCTACAGTTAACCAAGTACTAACTGCAGATGATGTAATATCACTAGAGATAAACTCTCTAGGAAATAGTGAGTACGAACTTCTAGTGCATTTTCAAAATACAGAGAATTTCATAGACGCAACTTCTGAGGTTCAGGTGTTCCCTGATCTGCCCTTTGTACGTACCATGCCTACCTACAACCAGACCTATAAATTCAACGGTACTACAGACCAAGTTAGTGGTGTACAGCTAGGAGATCCCACTTCAATTGAAGATGATGCGTTTAGGTCTAGGTTCTACAACAGTGAGGTATTTAGTACTGACAGTAGTAACGCTATCACTGGCGGTGCTATACGGAATAAGTTCGTGCGATCTGCGCATACAGCGCTAGATGGGGCTGCGGAAACCGGAGGAAGCTATATACCATACAGAAGCAGTAAGCTTATAATAGAGCCGATGTCTGAAGTTTATGCAGCGGCGGGCAAAAGAGTATTTGATTTTGTGACTTACGCAAAGTTCAGAGCTCTATCGGGGTGTACAGATCCTGACTACCTAAACTACAACCCTGATGCCTTGGATGACGATGGCAGCTGCGAAGGCTTCGCCATCGAAGGATGCACTGATGAAAACGCAGATAACTACAATGCAGAAGCCACGATAGACGATGGTTCTTGCATAACATGCTCTCAGGATTTAGGACCATTTAGTGGGTTTGACAATGGTAGTAACAATAAATTTAACGCATCAGGTGTATCTGCTGCCGTAAACAACGGCTCAGCAGCTAACGCATACAAGATACTAGCAGGCTACTCAACTGACCAAACAACGTTCGTGGGTAAGTTTGGGGAGACGTTGGGTACTCAGGCACTAGGACTCAATGGTATAAGTGGAGGTACTCCCTCAGACTTAGATACTCTAGGAAACCTAAGTACTTTAAATCAAAGTAACTACCCATGGTTTGCTGCTTTGAGGAAGACGGGCACTATAGTAGGAAAAACTAACCTGCCCCTAACTAACCAACAGTACAACCAAGAAGGGACAGCAATTGATGCCGACTATGAGCTAGATATACAGGTAGTGTTCCCTTCCCAGGTAACTGCCGACTCTGTCGACGACGAAGGATTCAATACTTTTCAAGAGGCGATAGAAACACCGATCAATCATAGACTCCGAATCTATGCGGCAACTGATGAGATCATAGATTTCATAACCGTGAATAACGCCAACGATGGCACCGGCGCCCCAACCACAGTAGAGGGACAACAGATATTCTTTATTGGTGAAGACTCTGACGGTAACCCAGGATTCAACTCCGCCACTGAGACCTCGTCACTGCAGGCTGCTGGATTCAATCCTACAATAGTAATTGATTCTGCCGCTCAAGCATTTACGATGGAGGGCAACAATCTAAGTGTAGCTAGATTCCATGTGCAGGGTACACTTGCACAGACTTCAACCCTCCTTTCTAATAGTACTTTGTACGTTGTTGAGCATGTGCTATTGGACAAAAGCTGCTTGAGTTTCACAAGCTACCCCTCATTCTATAGCTTTACTATGATAGGGCTCTGTGGATGTACCCTTGATGATAATATTAACTACCCCGCAATACATCCATGGCAAATTGACGAAAGCAACACCTATCCTGTAGCTTACGACAATACCCCATGTACATCTTCATCATTCCCATTACAATTAGGACCTGGAGATAGCGGACAGCTCTGCTTTACCGCAGATAGTGAAATAAACAGCTGTGACTCCCTATATGAATCCTGCTTCCTGAGTGTAGAAAGTGAGTGTCTATTTGATAGTGTAGAGAGTCTAGATGACCCGGACCTAATACAGATAAATGGTGGATTCTTCGCACCACAGGAAACTACTGCAACCATACTTATAGAGGGCATATACAACCCCACTACAAACGAGTATGAGTACATCAACCAAAATACTGGGCTTCCTACACAGTACTTAAACTATACTATAAATGTATACTTAGACGGTGAGTTGGTATCCGACCTTACGCAGGCAGGTCCGGCTGGCGCCGCAGACAGCGGCAACGGGTGGATGCATACATTTACATTTGTAAATGCAACGTCTTACGAGTTTCACGTTGTGTACACCAACCCCGCAAATGAGGGGATATATGCAGGCATAGACTTGGGGACGGAATGTGTAGATGTACTAGGACCGCAAAATATAGATCGCTTCGAGTGTGAGCTTTTACCTGGGTGTACTGATGAGGAAGCAAATAACTTTGATGCCACTGCAACCCTTGATAACGGTGGGTGTGAGTATACAAGTTGTGAAGAATTGTTTGATAGCCTTGCTGGAGGATTCGATGAGATAAACATAGTACAAACAGCTGCTACTAGTAGCTGTGAGGAAGAGGAGACTATAGTTCTCGGACAGTCGGTCATAAATACATACGTACAGTTTAACACAGACGGTGAAGTAGCAGTACAAGTTGTAACAGATACTTCAGATGACGTATTCTCTACGCAATGTAACATAGCTATATGTCCTGCAAATGCTGTAGGCTTTGGTACTGGTATTTCTAGCACTTCCGAGCTTGTCTCAACAATACTTACACAGGCGGAGAACTTTGAAACAAATGGAGGACAGATATCCTTGGGAACTTCAGGGCAAAATGCTGAAATATCTCCACTGCAGACTATAGATGTGCCGTTTGCAGCAGGTACAGCTACACAGTTCATAAATAGAACTACTGCTACAGAAACCGTTGCGACCGCTGATCAGGCTGGATTTACGTTCTCAGGTTTGGCCGCAGGAGAGTATTTCGTATTCGTGTACCCACCTCAATCAAATTTCACCGGCAGCGTTGACTTTACTACAGAGGAGTGCATTAATGAGATACTGTTTTATCTAGACTACGTAACCAGAATTACAGTAGGTTCTACAGTGCCTGACGATCCTTGCGAAGAAGATTGTGGAAACCCAGCTGGTTGTGATGATGAGGTATATGGATGTACAGATCCAGACAACACCGAATACAACGAAGATGCCACCATCGATGACGGCTCTTGTATACCTGGTACAAACTGTGATGCTAACCCAAACGATGCAGCTTGCCTAGATTGCAGCACTGAGGCTTCAGAGTTGATTATAGGAAGTAGACGTAAAAGTGTTACAGATACTGAAGATCCCTGTAATCCATCAAACAGTGGGGATGGGTGCACTGATCCTAATGCATGTAACTACGACCCCTACATAGACGCAAGTAATTCTAACAACCAGTTGTGCGACTACTGTTCATGTAATGAGTTCTCAGAAGACTGTTGTGAAGGTGAAGATTGTGGGTGTGACCCACAGACAGATGAAAACTGTCCACCAGATATAGACCCCGAATGCCCAGATCCTACCAACCCTTCATGTAATGGAGGAGGTATTGACCCCTGCTATGATCCAGCAGATTGTCCTCCACCAGTTGATCCATGTGTTATACTTGGTAACTGTGTAGACGGGCCTATAGTAGATCCTCCGATAGTAGAGGAGCCTGTAATTGAGATAATTAATCCAGTATCAGTACCATGTGAGCCAGACTTCCTAGGACTAAGTCCCGCAGCAACGTTTGACTTCTCTACGGTGCAGTCTGCGATTATGAGGTGTCAAGGCACAGAGGGAGGTAAGATGGTTGTTAAGCTCAAGCACGGCATTGAGTACGATGAAGAAGACCTTATAAAACTTGATCTCATAACTTACCTGTTCATAGGGGGCGGAGACAAGGTTGCACTACCATGCCTGTTTAACTGCAACTATGAAACCCGTACGAAGAAGAACACGCTGGAAGGTAAAGAAGCATGGGCAAGGCAAGGTGGTAATAAATGGGCATCAACTAATTCGTACACGAAGGGCAATATTGTAGTATATTACTACAACACCTATGGTACAACAAAGAAGTCATACTTCCGGGCTACTAGGGGTATTGAGGCTGGGGGTATTCACCCCAAGTACAAGGACTCTGGGTGGAAACTGATCGTGGACTTCAAACCTAAAACTGTAGACCCTCTTGGAATCTCCGACGGTACTGAGAAGTATCTGCAGGTAATGTATGAGTTCTTTGTACGGTACTGCTCTTCATGCGAAGTAGGAGGAGCTGCAGCTTTACTTGATCCTAACACGGAGGGTAGGGACAACAGTACAGGTACGAGCTACGGGATAAAACGAAACTCTAACGGCGGGGGCTCCTACAACTCAGGCTCGTCATCAATAATTGGCCCCGACGGGGAAGAAATAATATTCTAAAATGGCAAAAAATATAGCAGATCTTAGAACTACTAACACAACGGGTACTACAAGTCGTCAGTACCTGCTTGTGTCAGATCTGAGCACACGTGAGTCTACTAAGATTGCACTTAACGAAGTATTCCCCTCACTGCAGAGTGGTAAAGAAACGGGCAGTGTGTCCGCAGGGACTACGGGTAGCATACAAGACTTGTTTGTTGGGGGTGGTGCAGGTACTACAATCACAAACACCAATAAGTCCACACTGATATTCAAGGGTCTTAAGCCCGAGGTAAATACAAGTGGGTCACAGAGTGCTGCTCTTGAGTTGCGTACCGATACAAGTACCGCTGACCCCAACAAGAGAAACCTTGTCTTAGCTCTAAACATCAACAAAATTGATCTTAGATACGCGGACAATACTTCCTCGGGTTTCCTAGCAACTGTAGCAGGTACCGGTACAAGTTTGAACTTGTCTAGTGGAGGTACTCACTTCTCTGGTACGCTTGCAGTAGGTTATGGGGGCACAGGGTTAACCAGTGGTGCTGCGGGGGATATCTTGCACTTTTCAGGAAGCACAACTATTGCAAAGTTAAGCTTTAGAACTAAGGGTCAACTTATGGTTGCGCAGCAAACTGCAGTACCCGTAGCACTAAATGTGGGAAGTAACGGTCAAGTACTTAAGGCAGATAGCACCACAACAAGTGGACTTGCTTGGGGCGATGTTACATTTGCAGGGGGCACTATGACTGGTGACATTGATATGTCGAACAATGACATTGACATGGGTACTGGATACCTCAGCGGTACTGGTAGCAACTCTCAAGGACTTAGGTTCGATGCTGCAAATGATCATGTGTTTATTGGGGACGGCACATTCTACAACACAGGAGTGTTGAATGTGAACGGTAACATATACCTAGGAACAAGTACAGGGGGCACAGACATGAATATTGTCATGAAGCCTACAAGTTCTGGAGCTTCTGCAAACTTGGGTATTTCAGGTTCTAGTGCAACTGGAACAGGAAACGCAGGAGGTACTGTAACTATTACAGGGGGAGCAGGAGACACAAACGGTAACGGAGGTAATGTAACACTATCTGCAGGTTTGAAAGCCGGCTCTGGTACTGATGGAAGCGTGGTTCTTCAAACCGGTGGTGGAACAGCTCTAAATATTGATCAGAATAAAGACGTTAACATTAAGAGTGGTAGCCTTGTAATTGATACTGCAACAGAAGGCATAGTCCACAAGGGCAGTGGAACTGTTACTCAGGCAACAAATCATACAACAGCTGTAACCATTAATGCTACTTCTGGCGTAATACAGCTAGCAGCTGTTACATTGGCTGCTGCTAACAACGCTGAGTTCACTGTCACAAACAGTGCAGTTCAAGCAGACTCAGTCATTATCTTGACAGTGCAGGATGAGAATACAACAAACAACGCACAACTTACAGCATGTACCCACACCATTGCGGGAGGGAGCTTTAAGATCTCTGTATTCAATCCAGCTGCCACAGGATCTACATCTGCAACAGCAAGTAAGATTCACTTCTTGATTATAAACAATTCTGTGTAACTTTACATAAACCACTAAACACATTGTAACATGTCCGCTAAAAAAGTAACACTCGTCAACAAAGAGGTTCTGAACCTCTTCCAAGGTCTCCTAGCAGTAAAGGAAATGAAAGGCTCACGCTTTGCAGTACTTGTAGCTAAGAACCTTAAAGAAATGAAGAAGGTCCTTGACCCTCTCGATGCCATGGCTATTCCTACACAGGAGTTCCAGGAGCTGTCTGTTGAGATGAATAAGCTCATTGAGGCAGAAGACGGAGAAGCCATTAAGAAGCTTGAAGAAAGCAACTCTGAACTTATTGATGCTCGTAAGGAGCAGCTCGAAGGAGTCAACAGTAAGTTGGAAGAAAGTAGTGAAGTATACATATACAGCATCAAAGAAGATCAGCTGCCAGAAGATATCACTGGAGAGCAGATAGAAAAGCTGCTAGAAATAATTGAATAATGGGAACACTTAATACACGTATATCGATACGTTCATCTAACGCGTTTAAGAACACTATCACCTTTAGGCATGACAAGGCCTATGCTGTAGAAGCTAGGGTTGATCAGGGTACACGCGTTATCAAAGATAACTCCTCAGGGTCACCCCATGAGATAGCCTCAGGCTCGGACTACTATGACTCTTCTGAGTCTGGTGCTCTGGCTAATCAGGTGTATGTATTTATACGTAATACCACACTTGCACTTAACAAGACAATAACAGTACAGTTCAACAAGAACGGTACTCGTGATGATGTTGGGTTGTTGGGACCAGGACAGTTTATGTTCATCCCTTGGAAGTGTGATGCGTCTACCGATAAGCTCGAAGTATTTTCAAATGACACGGCAGGTGTAAAAGTTGAGTACATACTCTCACCAATGCGATGAGCGAGCGTAAGAAAATAAAAGATACCCTCCTTGGCAAGTGGTTGGCGGAAAAGGCACCTAACGTACTCGGTACAGTAGGTGACCTTCTCCCTGACAGCGGGGCTTTGGGTGTCGTAAAGAACCTCTTGGATAAAGATCCAAATGTTGACCCAGCTGAAGCAAAGGCTAAAATTGATGCTGAGATAGCATTCCAAAACAACGTTACTGAGCGTTGGAAGGCTGATATGGGGAGCGACGTTAAACTCGCTAAGCTTATCAGACCTGTTACACTTATTGCTCTCATGGTCATGTTCATGGCTACTATGGTTGCAGATAGTATGGACGGGTGGCCTTTCAATGTAAAAGACTCCTATGTGTCTCTGTTGGAGATACTGATGCTCACAGCATTCGGTGCATACTTCGCAGGTAGGACTATAGAGAAAGCTAAAAAGTAATGTGCAAACCAAACACATGACAGTAAATGAAATTAAAGACTTCCTTGCTGAGAAGCAGGGATATCTTAAAAAGAGCGCTGACGTACTATCTGAGAGACTTAATTGCCCGATTGAAGATTGTGAGACAGCACTCTACGAAGCCAGAAAGCTGGCTCGTAACACAGAAGACACCGATAACGATAGCGATAACGTTATTAATGAATTCGAACAGTTCCTTGACAAGAATGGTATCAGCCAGTCTGATGTAGCCAGTGTAAAGTTCTGGCAGACCGTATCTGGACACCAGCGATTCTCCGTCGTAACGAAGGGAGAGTCAATGAGTGTTGAATCTATCAAACAGGAGATAGAGCAGTTTGCAGCAACCTATAGCCCCAGTGTCTCTAGGAAGCCAAATAAGCCACTCAAAAACCCTGTAGCGTATGAGATATCACTTCCAGATATTCACTACGGTAAACTGCATGATTTCGATCTTACTCAGGTTGAGCAGCAGTACATGAATGTTGTACAGGATTTAGTACGCAAAGCATCAGGACTTGATATAGAAAGGTTCATACTCCCAATTGGGAATGACGGTATGAACTCAGAGGGTATGAGAGGTACTACCACCAAGGGAACTCCCCAACAGGATTCCGGAGGATGGAAGGATACTTTTCGAGGATACTGGCAATTGATAACTACAGCAGTAAACTTCTTGAAAGAGAAGGCGCCTGTAGATATCATTGTTATATCAGGCAACCACGACTACGAGCGCATGTTCTATGCAGGGGATGTGCTCGCAGGATGGTACAGGAATGATACCAATGTTAGTGTAGACAACAGCTACAGCTCTCGCAAGTACTATGAGTACGGCAAGAACATGCTGATGTTCACACATGGAGATAAAGAAAAACCAGCAGATATGCCACTTATAATGGCTACTGAAAACCCGGAGATGTTTGCGCGTACTGAGCATCGTGAGGTACACTGCGGGCATCTTCACAAAGAAATGGTCAATGAGTACAGAGGTATCAAAGTTAGGTTTATACCATCTATTTGTCCTAATGACGAGTGGCATAAGCAAATGGGGTATGAAGCTAAACGAACAGGGCAAGCATATATATGGAATAAGTTCAAAGGACTTGAGGGATATTTACAATCAAATGTTAGAGTATAACGATGACATAGAAGACGAGGACATCACATCTTCGCTCGAAGAGGAAATAGAAATCCTTGACGAAGCGTACCGCAATGCTTACAAGATTGCGATAGGTGAGATGTCGGTTAGGCAGCTATTGGAGTTGGAGGAGGATATGATATTCCTACCCTTCGACCCTTCAGCTCCTGAGTCTTTTAGTGCAGTCATCGACGATATAATAATGTACTTCTCAGACAATGAGGAATACGAGAAGTGTGCAGAGTTAGTCAAAGTAAAAGACCAGTTCGATGACCTTGGATGAGATAGCATATAACCTACTAAACATACTACGCGGGGGTAGGTCCAGCAATGATGAGCATATATCTTTAACACAGATAAAGTTCAACGTAGGCCACTACCGTGCCATGCTCATACGTAGAGACTACGCACGCAATGGTGTGGTCTCTAAAACGTTAGAGCAGGATCTCGGATGTATTCCCCTGATAAAAGTAGATGGTAGTAAGTGTTGCAATCTCCCAAGCGACTGCCCTGTGTACAGGACTAACGTAAAGATGCCAAAGCCTGTAAGATTCAATCTACAGGATGCATTCACTTTCATAGGTAAACCTGATGGTACATCAACAATGCCTAAGGTGGAGCCCTACATGGTAGAGTACTTGATGTACGATAAGTACACTTCAGACAAACCCAAGTACTATGTTATAGACGAGTATGTCTACGTGTACAATCCAGGAGGACTAGAGAACATAAATGTACGTGGGGTATTCGAAGACCCTAAAGAAGTACATAGCTTTAACACATGCGGCGGAAACTGCTATGATCCACAGTCGGATTACCCTCTACCTGCTGACATGCTTTCATCAATAAACATGGGTCTCCTACAAGGAGAACTTCAACTTCTTAGCTCTACTCCCTCGGATGTAGAACTTGATAGACAACAAGATAAATAATAACTATGGGTTACAACACAAACAACGATATATTGCTAGATGCAATTCGTAAGAACACAGAGAGTATAACTGTATCTGTAGATGCTGACGGACTGGAGATAAACACCGACGCTCTAGAAACAATCAATACTGCAATCAAAACTGCAGTAGAAGTAATTGACAACGCTATCTCTGGAAGTGAGATGCAGGTAGATATTGTATCAGCCGGTGCAAACGATCTGCTTAAGTTTGGCAACAGTGGGGTAGTTATGATTAATGGTACTGCTCCTCAGAGTGAAGCTTCGGGAACATACTTTGCAGTGCAGTTTATAACCGAATGTACTCTTACAACCTTTACTATGGAAAACTCTACCACAGTAACAGGTGTGTTCCCCGCAGGCACGGTAATCTACGGAGATGTAAGAACGATTACGGCAAGCGCTAGCAACATCTACGTTCTATACAAAGGTAACCCTGCGTAATGTTAGGACTGTCATTAAATTCAACTGCATCTGTTTCCGCCGCAGCCGCCGCGTCCATTGGTAGCCGTGGACTCCCCGCTGAGACACAGAACTATTCTGCGTACTTGGATGGGGCCAGTGACCGTATCCAAGCTGGGAGTATGGCAGTCAGCTGGCTAAAGGTTGTTGAAGCTAACCAACCATTCTCTATACACTTCTCTTTAAAGCTTGATGCTCTTAATTCGACTATAAGTATCTCAGGTAGTTCAAGCAATTACTTGTGGATCTTAGTAAACTCAGGAGGTGATCTACAATTTTCTTTCGCTAGAACTAGCCCAAATCGTAATGGCAGTGAGACATGGGATACAAACTTTTCTACAGGAACTTGGTACGACATTGTTATTACAGGAACCAATGACACGAACCGAGACTTAAAATGCTACGTCAACAAAGTTGAACAAACTGCTAATGCTGCGGTTGCGTGGCCTGCATCCGAGGACAACAAAGCAACGCCAGGTAAATTCACTATGGGTACCTTCTTGAATGTAGTAGACTACGACTTTAGAGTTGATAGACTTGCTTCTTGGAGTAGTGTAATAACATCTGCTGAGGTTACAGAGATTTATGATAACTATCCAGATCTCACAGCAGACTCAGGAAACTATGTTTCCTCTGACGACCTAGAGACATACTACAAGATGGAGGAAGGATCAGGCACTACAATGGCAGATAGTTCTGGTAATAGTAACGCCAGTCTTAGTGTTGTAAATGCGAGTGGAAACTTCTGGAGCACAGATACTAGAATATAATGGCAACGAAGTACGTAATCATAGACGCAAGCGAGGTAAGCTCTGTAGACTTCTCACAAGTACGTGAGGACTCTGCAGATACTGTACGCTACAACCTCGACAACAGCAAAGCACTTGTCAAGTTTGATGGTAGCACTCCGTCATTCCTAGACGGTAAAGCTGAGTACACCCACTCGCAGATAAGAACAATACTAACCGATGAAGCGCAAGGCTGGTACATAGCCGACACGCAGGCATATCTAGATAGCTTATAATCATGGCAACGGCAGCATGGACGCGGAAAGAGGGTAAGAGCAAGTCTGGCGGACTAAACCGCAAAGGCATTGCTTCTTATCGTGCAGCTAACCCAGGTAGCAAACTGTCTATGGCTGTTACAGAGAAGAACCCCACAGGTAAGAAGAAGTCTAGAC